AGAAGCCTCAGCGGCTTCTGAGGTGTAGGAGTGACGAAAGTGTCACTCCGCCAGTTCACATCAAGTAGAGGAACTGGCTAGAGCGGAGCTCTTTATGTTTAAGTTATTGATTTTAATATCATTGATTCTTTTTGTAGCCGGTTGCAGCGCTTTTAGCGCTACAGGGCTACGTTGTGGGACAGATGGGGATTCTAGTTATGTCGAAATTACGTCTGCTCCGCAGTCGATTTCGCAAAATACCCGTGCTTTGTCCGACTTATGTGGATTTGCTTTTCAAGCAGGAGAGGAATGATGGCACAAGGTATGCCTCAGCATAGGAAGACGATGGGCCCTGGTGATGGTAAGTATTTTAGTAAGACCGCGTCGCAGACGCATCGGAAGAATGTATCTCCGAGGCCGCAACGCGGCGGGATTCGTTTGTAGTTCGTGACGTGTTACGTCCCGTTGCAGGGTTACAAGGATAGGGCCACAGGTGGGATTACTTTCAAGAGGGACGGCTCCACCGGGACACCGATGGAGGTGGCTTGTGGTCAGTGTCTTGGTTGCCGCCTTGATAGGGCTCGTATGTGGGCTGTGCGGATTGTCCACGAGTCTAGTTTGCACGAGTTTGATGGAGGGAATTGCTTTATTACCCTAACTTATAGGGATAAAGCTGAGTGTACGGAGAAGGAATTACGTAAACGTTATTACATTAATGATGATTGGAGTTTAGTTAAGGACGATTTTCAGCGTTTTATGAAGCGACTTAGAAAGGCGCGTAATGGTCAAAAGATTAGATTTTTTCATGTGGGGGAGTATGGCAATGTGTGTAAGCACAAGCTTACTATTGACGATTGTCAGTTTTGTACAGTTGGTAGACCCCACTACCATGCGTGTTTATTTAATTGTTCATTTACTGATTTATACGCTGTTGGTCAGCATAATGGGATTATTCATTATGCTAGCGATGAGCTGGCAGCGATATGGAAACACGGGTTTGTCCAGGTCGGGGAATTGAATTACCAAAGTGCTGGTTATGTTGCGCGTTATGTTCTAAAGAAGGTTACAGGTAATAATGCTGAAGAGTCCTATATGAATATTGATGCTGATGGTTGTGCTGTGTTTGTGCTTCCGGAATATGCTACAATGAGTAGACGTCCGGGGATAGGTAAGGCATGGTTCGATGAATTTGGCTCTGATGTTTTCCCGCGTGATGAGGTCCCCGTTCCGGGGGCTGGTGTATTTAAGAAGGTTCCCCGTTATTACGATGATTTGTTGGCTGCTAAGCAGCCTGAAGTTTACTTACAAGTTAAGAATTTGCGGGAGATTTTTCGAAGGGAGCATTTCAGGGAGTACAGTACCGATCGATTGGCTGATAAGCAGAAGGTTAAGAAAGCTCAATTGAATTTTTTGAAGAGAGGTTTGTCATGATTGTTAAAGTTTTTAGTATTTTTGATGCGGCTGCTGCTGTTTATAGGCAGCCGTTTTATGCATCTGCAGATGGCGAGGCGATGCGTGTTTTTTATGATTTGTCTATTAGTGCAGATCATGAGATAGGTAGACATCCAGAGGATTTTAGTTTGTGGCGCGTTGCGAAGTACGATGATAATAAAGGTACTTTTATTGTAGATGATGAGAAAGAGTGCTTGGTTCAAGCTATGGAATGCGTTGCTATGTCTAGACAGACAAGTGATAGTCATAAGCAGGTTGATTTAGAATTGGTTAAGGGAGGTAAGGACGGTGCCTAGGTCAGTTATGGAACATACTTTTAGTGAGGTGCCGCGCGTTGATATACCGCGGTCAAGTTTTAATAGATCGCATGGTTACAAGAGTGCTTTTGATGCCGATTGGTTGATTCCTGTATTGGTGGATGATGTTTTTCCTGGTGATACCTTTAATGTGAATATGAATTTTTTTGCTAGGTTGGCTACGCCGATACATCCTATAATGGATAATATGTATCTAGAGAGTTTTTTCTTTTTTGTTCCTTATCGTTTAGTTTGGGATAATTGGGAGAAGTTTTGCGGTGCGCAGGAAGATCCTGCTGATTCGATTGATTTTACGGTGCCTGTTACTACTAATGTTAGTGTTGTTTTATTGAATTCTTTAGGAGATTATATGGGGTTCCCGCTGGGAACACTTAGTTATACCGATTTGAAGGCTAGCGCCTTGCCTATGAGGGCTTATAATTTAATTTGGAATGAGTGGTTTAGGGATCAGAATTTACAAGATTCTGCTGCTGTTCCTCTTACTAATGGCCCTGATGATATTGCTTTATATGGCAGGTTGAAGCGTGGTAAGAGGCATGATTATTTTACGAGTTGTTTGCCTTGGCCGCAGAAACAGACTTTGGCTGTTACCATGCCTTTAGGTAGTACGGCGAAGGTTATTAGCCAGGGTAGTATGGCTGGAGATCATTTAGATATTACTGATAGTTTAGGGGTGGCCCGTTCGGTTGATCCGACGGCTGTTGATTTAGAGTTAGGAGGTACTGGTGCTGCTGCAGATATTATGTTGGTCGATTTATCGACTGCGACGTCGGCGTCTATCAACGATGTGCGGTTGGCATTTCAGACGCAGAGATTATTGGAGAGAGATGCGCGCGCGGGTACTAGATATAATGAGACGATTTTGGCCCATTTTGGTGTTACTGTTCCTGATTTTAGAGTCCAGCGTCCTGAATTTTTAGGTGGTGGTTCTTCTCAGATTAATGTAACGCCGGTTGCGAATACGTCAGATACGGCTACTGAGAATCAAGGTGATTTAGCTGGGTTTGGTACTGTTCAAGGACAGCATGGATTTACGAAGAGTTTTACGGAACATGGTGTCATTATTGGTATGGTTAATTGTAGAGCTGATATTACTTACTCTCAAGGATTAGAGCGTTATTGGAGTAAGTCTACTAGGTATGATTTTTATTATCCTGTTTTGTCTCAGATTGGCGAACAGAGTGTATTGAATAAGGAGATTTGGGCGGATGGTTCCGCGAATGATGATTTAGTTTTTGGTTATCAAGAGCGATATGCAGAGTATAGATATAAGCCGTCTAGGTTGACTAATTTGATGAGGCCAGATGCAGTTGGTACGCTTGCTGCGTGGCATTTATCAGAGGACTTTGCGACTCTGCCTGCCCTGGGTGCTACGTTTATACAGTCTAATACGGGAGTCCCGTTAGATAGAGCGATAGCGGTAGCGTCTGAGCCTCATTTTATTTTTGATGCTTATTTTGATATGCGTTGTGCTAGGCCGATGCCTTTGTATGGTGTTCCTGGCAATTTGGATCATTTCTGATGCGTTTACGTAATAAACAGCGTGGATTCTGGCAGGCCGCTGGCGCTATTGGTGGTGCTTTAATTGGTGGTATTTTTGGTGCTAAAGGACAGAAGGATGCTAATAGGACCAATATCCAATTAGCTAGAGAGCAGATGAAGTTTCAGGAGCGTATGAGTAACACTGCTGTTCAGAGGCGTATGCAAGATTTGAAGCAATCGGGTATTAATCCGATTTTGGCGGGTAAGTTTGATGCTAGTTCTCCTTCTGGTGCTTTGGCGACTGTTGGTAATGTTGGTGCTGCTGGCGTTACTGGTGCTAGTATCGGTGCTGGTACTGCTATGGCTATGAAGCGTTTGAAGCAGGAGTTGAAGAATATGCAGGCGGTCGAGTCTAAGGACCGCCGTGCGGGTGCTAAGCTTTCTGCTGATTATAATGTTTCCTTAAAGGAAGCAGATAAGCGAAGCGAAGAGATAAAGTTATTGAAAAAGGCGATGCCTGGTGCTACGGCTGAAGCCGAATTCTGGCAGAAGTTGAATAGTGGAGAGCTTGGCTCTTCTGCGAAGGGGCTCATGAAATTTGCCCCTTTGTTACGTATTTTGAAATAGGGAGTTTTTTATGTCTATAGGTGGTTTGAAGGATCCTGTTTATAAAGATGGAAGGACTAAGCAGTCTTTTAAGAATAGTACTGATATTAACCGGATTTTGGCTAAAGCCCAAAAGACCGGTGTTATTTCGCACCTCACTAAGTACGGTGCGGTTTATGGTGATTTTACTGATATGCCTGATTTGCTAACTGCCCATGGCAGATTAGCTCGAGGTCAGGCTATTTTTGATGATTTGCCGTCCGAGATTCGGGCTGAGTTTGGCCAAAGTGTTGGCGAATTTTTTAAGTATGTGAATGATCCAGCGAATAAGGATGATCTTGTATCCAAGCTTCCTGCCTTGGCAGAGCCCGGGAGGCAGCATAGGATATTAGATCCTGCTGTGCAGGCTGGTATTCAGGAGGCCTTTGAGGCGATTGCAGCCACGAATGAGCCGGCGGTGACTGCAGGGGTTACCCCTGCTGTTTCAGAAGCCTCAGCGGCTTCTGAGGTGTAGGAGTGACGAAAGTGTCACTCCGCCAGTTCACATCAAGTAGAGGAACTGGCTAGAGCGGA